CTTACTATCGAGGATGCTCCGGCTAAAGTATTACTTGTGCCGAAGGATTCTCGCGGACCGCGTCTGATATCTTGTGAACCATTGGAATTCCAGTGGATACAACAGGGTCTAGGACGTGCTATTGTAGACTGGGTGGAGCGTCATCCCCTAACAAGGGACCACGTCCACTTCACGAACCAACAGCCTAATCAGTTTGGGGCCCTGCTAGGGTCCTCAACTGGTAAGTATGCGACACTCGACTTAAAAGAGGCGAGTGACCGCGTAACTGTTGGTTTGGTTCGACTGCTGTTCCCTCAGAACATTGCCAATGTTCTGTTGGACTGCAGAAGTTCAGCGACGGTACTACCAGATGGTCAGAAACTTACGCTTAAGAAGTTCGCGCCTATGGGGTCAGCATTATGCTTCCCGACATTGGCGCTTACTATCTGGGCGATTCTGACCGGTAGTTCTACTGATGCGGAGACTAGAGATAGTCTCCTTGTGTATGGCGATGATGTGATCGTTCCAACCGCGAAAGCGGTTAACGCGATCAGGACACTCGAATCGTTTGGTTTACAAGTAAACCGCGATAAGAGTTGCTATCAGGGCTCCTTTCGGGAGTCATGTGGTGTCGATGCCTATAAAGGCTATAACATCACACCAGTCCGAATTAAGGACTGCTGGTCATCACGTCCTCGCGCTGGCGTTTATGAGAGTTACTTGGAGCAATCCAGGAACTTTTATAAACTTGGGTATCTAGATACGTCGAGAGTAATCTCGAACTGGATCGTCAAGACCTATGGTCGTGGCGTACCAGTTGCCGAGCTTGGCTTGCCAGGCAACGCACTAATAGAAACACCCGATGGTTACTTGTTTCCGAGAGAAAGATTTAACAAACGCTTGCAAAGGCGTGAGTATAAAGTCTTATCTGTAGAAACACCACGTATTACTAGTCCTAAATCGGGTTGGGAGAACCTCCTCAGGTATTTCACCGAAGGATGTACATCCAAGACCGATACGGACACGTGGGAACACCAGCAGAAGCTGAATCAAAGGCTACCCGTTTCTCTTTATTCCGACCAAAAGTCGGTTTGGGAGTTCAGCGAGTCGCTATCATCCAGCTTGTACACGCAGCGCAACACAAGTCACCTTGTGTTACGGTGGCGAGGTTAATGCAAAGCGGGGTAATTCCCGCGTAGCAAAGTCGAGTGCAAAGCAGAAG